TAAATGTGAATGTACTTTCATCTAATACGGATAAGTCATTTAATATGTCAAGAAAACTTCCTTCTGCTATGAATGGTGCTCTTAGAGTATATCCTTCTCCTACTGACTTTTGTTCATGTAGATAATTTATCATCATTATATCTGAATTGGAAGTGCCGAAGAATTTCTCATTAATTGATGTTAACATATCTTGAATTATATCAGTAAAATCTGCTCCTACCTGATACACGTTTTCAACTCTTAATCCACCTGAAGGAGATCCAGTAAGCAAACTTGAATCTATACGTGAGTTAAGTGCTACTCCACCAAGTCCTTTAAGATAACATTTGTTAGAAGCAT